GAGTAGTATTCAACGACTTACAACACAACGAAATTATTCCGCGGCCTCCAGACCGTTGGCAGCGTATGGCCATTGCACTCAAACGAAGGAACAAAGGATCTAAAATCATTGTGGCTGCGCCAGACGAAAAACCTTGTGTGTTTTACGGTATAGATCTGCAACAATGGATCACAGACACTGTGATGGAAATTAAAAAGTACACTGACAGAGAAGTGGTTGTTAGACAACGCACCAAAAGTCGCCAAGCTAGAAATCACGACACTTTAGAACAAGCGCTCAGCGACGCTCATGCTTTAGTAACGTATAATAGCATAGCAGCCACTGAGTCAGTGATTGCAGGTGTGCCTACTTTTGTACTGGCCCCATGCAATGCAGCTCGGCCAGTGAGCAACAAAGATCTCAGTATGATAGATAATCCCTGGTGGCCAGAAGAAGAACTAAGATACGCATGGGTCAAACATTTGGCTTACGGACAGTTTCACTACAAAGAATTAGAAAACGGTCGTGCAATGAAAATTTTAAAGGATACCTATAATGTATAATCATCTTGGTTGGTGGTTTCCTGACATGGAATCACACTTTCCTAAAATGCTTGACAAAAGCATTGCTAAAAACGGCCCGGCTGCGTATCAGTGGCAAGTTAGAAATCGTAGCTTGGCACACGTTAAACAAAAACGAGTGGCACTCGATATTGGCGCCAACGTTGGGTTGTGGAGTCGTGATCTTGTTAAACACTTTATTACAGTACATGCTTTTGAACCAGTGGCTATGTTTAGAGAATGCTTGGCTCGAAATGTATTTGCAAAAAATCTTGAGGTCCACAGTATTGCCCTAGGCGACCAAGAAGGCACAGTGAGCATGATTATTACTGAAGGCAACACTGGTCATACTCACGTGGATCCTACTAGCAAACAAGGTAATACAGAAATTCGTCGACTTGATAGTTTAAATCTTAACAACGTTGATTACATAAAAATTGATTGTGAAGGATATGAATATCGAGTGTTACAAGGTGCAGAACAGACAATAAGACGTTGTCGACCTATAGTGGTTATTGAGCAAAAACCACACGACATGTATAGCAAAGATTATGGACAATTTGCCGCAATAGGACTGTTAGAAGATTGGGGCATGAGTAAACTAGATCAAGTAAAAGATGATTGGATCATGGGATGGCACTGATCGACAAAGCATACCAAGCTCAGTTAGAACAACTGCACAGTTCTGACAAAAAATTCAACCACGGTGCCAAAGCATACAAGATTGTAGAAAAATTTATTGCTGAATACAAGCCCAGCACATTGTTAGATTTTGGTTGCGGCAAGGGAGGTTTAATTGCTACAATTTCTAAACTGCATCCCGAAATCTCTGTTGCAGGATATGATCCCGGCAATGTTGAGTTTCAGACTTTGCCTAGCAATCCTGTAGATGTTGTTGTTAGTACAGATGCAATAGAACACATTGAACCTGCACATCTTGATCAAACACTGAAAACAATCAGCAACTTGATGGTACGTTGTGGGTGTTTTAGAATTGCTTGTTATCCTGCAAAAAAGAATCTACCAGACGGTCGCAATGCTCACTTGATTGTGAAGCCACCAGCATGGTGGAGAGAAAAAATACTCAGTTGTATGGACGTAACCATAGTATGGGAGGAAATCAGTGTGTTTGACAAAACTAACAAGTGGCACTGGGTCAAAGGCCACAACTATGATTTGATTGTGGTTAAAAAATAAAAGGAGTAAACTTTTGCCAAATGCGACCTTTGGCTCCTTCAGCGTCACTCCAGTGTGCGGCAGCTAAATTCCAAAGCCATTGATCCCTGTTGAATTTTGCCGGAGATTCAATGTTGGCGACATCAGTATTTGCTACATCAAAACTCACACAACTACGGTCATCCACAAATATTGGTATTCCTTCACAAACTGCTGCCACACTTGCACTTGAATTAAAAAATACTGCGCTGTGAGCCCCTTGTAGGTTGTCAAAGAGTCTAGACTCTTCAGGGTGCAGAACTTCAACATGTTGTTTGCCCCATTGGGATCTCAATGGATCAAAATCCTTCATATTATATGCGCCAGGGTGAGGCCTTACTTTAATTGGTCGATTAGTATACCTACGTATTTCTTGTATCTTAGCCTGTGTCCAGGCCAGGGGATTCAGATTTTTCATTGCAAATCCGCCGTCACGTTGCATACACACAAGTATATGACCATTGACATTGGATTGTGGTTCTTGTAGTCTAACACCTAACTGTTGGCTAATTTCATTCCACTTGGCGTTTGTGCTGTTGGCATTAGCATACTGTGCTCGATCGTAAAACGGTCCACCAATGCTGTAGCGAAGATATAAACTGTTTGTATCTATATACTTCCAGCAACTGGCATCCACACACATAGTATGTTTTTTATAACGTGCTTGTTCTGAAATAATCTGTCGTCTGAGTTCTATGTTTTTGCCGCCACCGCCGTTGGAAATCCAGCCCAAGATAACTGCAACTCGGCTAGGAGTATAACGATAATTGGTTTCTATCTTTACTGTGTGTCCTAGCTTGCTTACACCTCTAGCAAAACTTTCCAAACAGGCAACCTTTCTTGGATGCTTGTGTGGATTAGCCACAGAGCTAATATAGACTACACAATCAAGCATTTAATATCCGCCAGGCGGTTCCGTCGCGCATTTCAGGTTCTGTGAACTGGCAATATGCAAGGTTTCTAGCCCAGGCATCTATTTCGTCTAGAGTAGGTATTCGAAGATTTTCGATTTGGTTTAGATGTTGACTACAAAGAGGTGCCGCGGCATTTGGGCCAAGAGTGATTGCTGGTTTGCCGAACAACAATGCTTCTGTAGCAGCAATGCTAGAAAACGTCACCAAACAATATACATTGTCGGCTAGAGCCATTTCCATGGTATCTGTGGATTGTCGTACTGCTCTTCCTTGTTTGAGTCTTACTACAATTTCTCTATCAGTGTATTGAGACAATTCTTTTTTTACATTCTCTAACCAGGTTTCCAAATTGATATTGTATAAATTTAAAAGTTTTTGACTAGGCGGGGCCAACAAAATTTTACTACCATCGGCACGACATTTGCGAATTTGTACTCCTGTTTTTTCAAGACGATCTCTAGGTCTATCAATGATAGCACCAAACCATTGTACGTCATTTTTGGTAATGCGATGATATGTCTTCTTCTTGCCATTGCCAAAATAGCCTGTGTCAATGTAATAAAAATCTCTACCAACAGCTCGACATGCTGCCATTTCTTTGCGTTTAGTAATGCCTCTCAGAACCACTGGGATCATTGATTGTTCTACCTTGTTCCAAGATGTGATGCAGCCGCCGGCTCCTTGAACAAAACTTTGTAATATAGGATCGTACATGTGTCCTTTGTCTTTGTGTCTAAATTCACCAGGCTCTACATCAACTGCATAAACGTTGGGTTGATATAGATTATCAATGGCCTGTTCTAAGTGTTCTCGAGTAATTTGATAATAATCGCCACCGGGATCCACTCTATATTTTAATATGTCTCGAAACAGTTTGGATATCTCAGGAGGTACCATGTCAAGCTCGTGCTTGATCAGTGGTGCTAGATCTTCTTCCATCATACTCGTTGTTGACAGTAATCAGTTAACATGTGTTCTCTATGCCATTCTTCGCCTTGCGGTGTAGTGGCAAACTCATGAAAACACGGAGTTCCTAAAGTGTAATGCAGTAACTTAGCGTCAGCATTGGCACCAAACTCATCAGGTAACCAATTCCACTCCGGTGGTAGTTCTCCTATGCGTCGATCTTCTAGCCAGGTAAAACGATGTAATTCGGCACCGGTTGATCGTTGAACAAAATCAGGAGTAAGTTTGCGATTAGGATAACTGCTGCAATTCCATAGAATAACACTAGACCAATTTTTTCTGGGGTAATTTTCATTTCGGGCTCCAAGATACTTTTCTGTCATGCGAGTTTGATAGTCGTGCTTGACAACCATGACATCTTTGTCTGACTCAGCAAGTTCCCATAGTTCCACAATGTCTGATCTCAAAATCATGTCACCGTCGATGAATATAGCCCAACCGGCGTAATTCATTAGATGAGGCACAAGGAAACGACTGTAGATAAACTGGTTTGAACCATCAGTGTGTGTTTCTTTGTAGTCTTCAAACAAATTCAGGGCCAGCGGAATACAAGCAACAGGCTTTGATGCATGTCTGATTATAGAATTTACGCAGGTATGATAAGCCACTGCTTCTCTAGGGTCATAGCCAATAAAAATAGGAATAGGCTTCATCGACGTTCTATGTCCTCTTCTACACAATCATCTCCGTACTGTATTTCAATTAACTTTAGAGGTTCACTTGTTTCGTTACAAAGCATGTGCCATTGGTTACGATCAATCCATATGTACTCGTGTTGACTGTATGTTCCTACTAAATCATGATCGCTAGAGGCATCTAAGGTATAAACAGAGGCCTCGCCTTCAGCAACAAACCAAAATTCTGCTCGCTGATCGTGGCGTTGCATGCTCAAGCATGTTTTGGGATTTACTGTGAGTTCTTTGAGCTTGGTGCGAGCACCAACTTCATGTAGCACACGATAGTATCCCCAATTGCGTTGAGTTTTGGGTTTTTTCCAATCTTCTAAAATCCAACTTGAACTGTTTTTCTTATCTTCGCCGCCCACACCAAACACAAACTCAACGTCGTCGAACACCATTTCGGGAATGTTGTCTTTGGTTCTATCTCCGCCATTGGCAAAGATTATGTGTGCATCAGGATGTCGCTTTTTAACCAAACGAATGGCATCACAGCTAGAGCCATCATCGTCGTTGTAAACAACAACTTCGTCAACTACCCCAATGGCACTGACCAATGCAAAGCGTTCACTCATAGGCATAAAAGGACGACCTTTTTTACGGGTCAGCCATTCATCTGAGTTAAGCCCTACAATGAGTCTATCGCCAAGTTTTTTGGCAGCTTTGAAGTAGGCTAGGTGTCCCGAGTGTAGCGGGTCAAAGCCGCCAGTAACAACTACAATTTTCATGCAGGTATTTACACCTGGATGTCTTCCATGCCAGCAGTTCTTAGACGAACTATGTGACCCATTTGCCACTGTTTGGTTTCTAAACCTTTCATCACGCCTAGCCAACGATTGCGCAAAAAAGCTACTTCGTTAATTATGGTTTCAAAGTCCACAACTTCGTCTTCGCCGTCTACATATTTTTCTGCGTCTCTAGAGGTCAAGGCACGAGCATAGGCTTCAAGGTACTTTTGGAAATGTTTCCTACGAATCTTACGAAGTTGAATGTTGAGATAATTGAGCACCGCCTCAATCTCTTGTAATTGATTGAATCTGTGCTCTGTGTGCCCAGGTAGTTCTTTGATATTACGTTCTACTATGCCGCCAATTCTACATTCTTTCTTGGCTTCTTCTAGTTCGCGATCGTAATAGGCTATAAAGTCTGGTATGTTTCCTAGATCTGATGTAACTTTACTATACCACATAATTAAACCTTGTTTTCAACAAAATAGTCATTGATCTCTGGCCACAACTTTTTCCAATCAGTGTTTCTTCTATGATCTATTGTGTCTAAAGTCTGTTTCAACATCTGTAGCCTCGGAAGATCTGCGCTGGACTGATCTATGAAATTCACAATACCTTCGAGCCGTTTTCGAGATTCATGGTCCCACTCTGTTGTAACTGGAAACAGACGCAGTAATTCATGCAATTTGTCATGGAAAAACTCATTGCCAAATATTTCTGGATGGTATACTTTTTCATAACCACTGTCAACAAAATAATATTCTTGCAATATCTTAGGATTGAACTTTTTGTATTCTGCAATTTTATTTTGTAGCTCCAGTGAGGTTTTTATAGTCAATGCTGTTAACACCTGATGCACCGACGTTGCTATCCAGCGGTTTTCTACCAAACGCTCAAAATTTTTCTGCCAGGTGCCGAGATTTAACCCATATCGAACAAACTCTGCTTGTGGCCCCCAACAGTCCAAACTGGCCGACACAAACACTTGCTTGATAGATCTTGACACTGTGAGTTCTCGACTTTTAGCAACGAATCTGTCCATGATAGCAGAATTGCAATTTAGATTGGTATTAATTGCTAGTTCTAAATCTTTGTTAGCAATTTCAGGTAACAAATCCAACAAGGTCCAAAACTCCTTTTGTAACAAAGGCTCGCCACCTAGTATACTCAGTCGTGACAATTTGGACCCATTGTCTTTCAACCAGTTCACATAGGCGTCGAAATACTGTTCTCGCTGTGAGTGTTCTTGGACCGCGGCAATACCAACTGGGTAAGGGCCAAACTTTTTTATTTCCTGATTGATCTTCTCACTGAATATTGGTAAGCAATATACACAGGCAAGATCGCAAGTATTGTGCAGATAGATTTCACTGATTCGGGGAGTAACTGGTTTTATACCATCAAAATCAATGGGCGTAAGTCCAGGAATTTGATTGTGGTATAACCTATCGCTGGTACCTCCCTGAGACTCTATGCTTTGACAATATTCGCAGCCACGTCCTGGCCACGATCCTTCCAGCATCTTTTGCCGGTCAACTAAAATCTCAGGAGTATTGTGAAAATTGTCAAACTTGTCCAACGGTACAACCACTGGTGTCACTCGGTGACAACTAGATGATTGGGCGTTGTACAACCTAAAGGTATTCCACGCCCATTTGAATACACATGCTGATGAATTCTCTATCGGAAAGGTTTTAGTTTTCCCAGTCATCGTCTTCGTACTCTTCTTCCTCTTCTTCCTCTTCTTCGGAATAATCGTTGTCGTTGTCAAGATACGAAGTTAGCGCACGTTTGATGTCTGAGTCGCCTTTAAAGGCGTCACGAATGTCTTCAACATCTGAATCATTATCCATCAAAATTTGTACTACAGTTTCTGCGGCTTCTGCGCGATCAACTGTGTTTACATAGCGTTTGAGTTCGCCCCAAAGTTCTGCTACGATATACTCGCTCATTCAGTTTCCTCCTCAACCGTACTTACCTCTTCCTTGCGTTTTCCAAATTCTGCCATAACAATATCTAACACGCCATCTTCGTTTGATTCCCAAGCCTTGCGGAAGTGTTTGAGTATCTCACCGTCCAAGGTAGTGTATGCAAGACGATTGCCGTCTTTCTTCAAGAAGCCTTTCTTTTCAGCCAAGTCCACAAGACCTGAATAAGGATTCATGCCTGTTTCATAAGGAATCTTGACCTGTACACCTTCAAAGGGTTTGGCATAGCGAGTTTTCATAACTTTGCAGGCACTACGAATACCCATGACGTCTGTGACTTTGTTACCGTCCTCATCTTCTTTGAGCTTGAGTTTCTTCATAGCAACCACAATCGACGAAGCATAGATGAAACCTTGACCTCCAGAGATCTTATCGTCGGGGTCGAACATGTCTTGACTTGCGTATGTGTGGTTGGTACAAACCAAGCCCACATTGTAACTACCAAACATGTTCACACAGTTACGCACCAATGCTGTGAGTGCCTTGGGCTTACGGCCTAGGTCACCCTTCAAGTCGCCCGAATCAAACTGGTTGATGTCAGTGGGAGTCAGCAACATGCCCAAGGAGTCAATCACAAACAACACCTTGGGGCGCTCACCATCAGGCAAAGCCTTGTAATCACTCATGAATGTAGAGATAGTTTTGGCCACATCATCAATCATGGCCATGCTCAACTTCAACAGTTTGGATTCGTTGGTGTCAACTCCCAGTGCTTTGAGCCAATCTTCATCAAGAGCGTTTTCTGAATCAATCAACACAACAAAGATACCTTGCTCTTGTGCGTTCTTAATGATATTGCCGGAGCAAATATAACTCTTGCCAGCACCTGATTCACCAGCAAACACCGTGACTTTACCAAGCGGAATACCGCGATTGAAATCTCCTGAGATAAGATAGTTCAAGGCGTAATTACCTGTGCTGATCCAGTCTGTGGGATCGTTGAATCCAATACTAAGACCATCAATGCTCTTAGTGATTTCCTTGCGGAACTTGCTTACGTCAAATGGTTTTGCCATGATCACTCCAAAATTATAAAATTATTTTCTATCAACGAATTTGTCAATATAAGTTGTCTGTATTTTAGCATGTTTTGTTCTAGGTTGTCAAAATTTGCTAGTGGTAAACTATCGCCAACACACTCTAATCCGTACTGCTGACACCAAGACTTAAACTGAGGTGGCAAAGAGTATTGCTCACTAGGCACCGTCTTGATTTGCAATCGTGTATACAAGTCATCAAAGTTATTGGTATCTGAGTCATTGACACAGTCACCATTGACCCATTTTCGATACGAGCTTCTTCCTAAATTTAGATAGGGAATGGATACGTTCCAGACACCGTGATTGAGTATTTTTGTACCAAAAATATTTTTAAAACAGCGTTCTGGATTAATAGTTTCAACCACAAAATCTTGCGACAAATCTTCAATGTAATGAATTAACATGTTAATTCGATTAACTAGAGATCGATCAAATACATTGCCTATGTTTGGATATTGCTGATGAATTTTTACCCATGCTCTATGCAACTTGTTTAAGTGTTCTTGATTGCTAGGATCTATGTCAAAGTCAAATATGTCCGATCTCAATTTTGTTTTTACAAAATTGCGAAACACACTGAACTTTTCTAACAGTTCATCTCGCATAGAAGCAAATCCAAAATCAACTGTTGCATATTGATTTATGTTATGCAAATTGAGATTAGATACAAAATATTCATAGACCTCGCAGTTGATTACTGCAAGATCTATAAAATCTCCAGATTGAGTCCAACTTAACTTTGACATACAGGATCAAGGCCCAAAGGCCTTGATATCATTACTGCTTGTTTTGTCTTGCACGAATCATTGCAAGAATGTCTTGTGCATTTTGGCCGCCAGGTTTGGCCGCTTGCACAGGAGCACTTGCCACAGGTGCATCGTCAGTGTCAAAAGGTGGATCTTCGTCCTGAACAGCAGGCTTGCTCACAACTGGGGCAGGCTTGGCTGCTGTGCGAGGTGCGTCCTCATCTGTTTGATCAGCGGTGTTGCTACCGCCGGGTGCTTGAACACCGGCTGGACGGAAGTACTGACCCCAACGCTCTGTGTCATACGGTTGACCATCAACTGATGCTTCAAACATCTCTTTGATCACTTTGAGTTCGACTTCGCCAGGCTTCTTGGGTAAGAAACTGCTCAAGTCAAACAGACTGTGTGCTTCCACAGCGGCTTGTTCGGCTTCTGTGAGTGCTGACTCTTTGCGAGCCCACTTAGAAGTGGAATAATCAGCGTAACCGCCTTTGGAGGTCTTGGTAATACGGAAGTCTAAGCCACGCAGATAGTCGGTTGGCAGTTCTTCTGTTTCGGGATCCATCAACACTGCCTTGATAGTTGCGAACAACTGAGGGCCAATGATAAATTTACGGATTGGATTCTCGGGTGTAGTGTCGTCTGAAATAGGGTTTTCACGAACAAAACCTTGCATGATGTAACTGCGCTTTTTCCAGTACTTACGACCCATTTCTTCAAGGCTCTTGTCTTTGAACCATGTGCGTACTTCTGCCAAGATCGGGCAAGCCTCACCCCACATTTCCACACAAGGAACCTGAACCATAACTTGTTTGGATTCCATTTCGCCTTTGATACCAGCGAAAGGCAAACGAATCATTGCTCGTTCTTGCCAGAAAAATGTGTTTTTGGAGTTGCCGTCTGGAAGAAAACGGATTGTGCAGGATTGACCTTCTTCCATGTTCCAGTGCGGATAGATTGATCGATCACCGCCTGTAGAGTTTCCGCCTTGTTTGTTCTCTGCTGCCTGTAGTCGTGCTCGAATTTCTGCTAAAGATGCCATAGTATTTTCTCCTTATAAAGTTGCCTATGTTGTGTTGCCTATCTAAAAATTTAGATCTAAGTTGCCTGTGACAACAAATGAAAAAGCGCATACACAAGAGTAGTATATGCGCTTTCGTACACTTGTGTCAAGTGTATTTATATCTTACTTGCCCAAAGCTAATTTTTTCATTCTGGTCAATTCATCTTGCTTTGACTCATAGTATGAACCGGTCATTGCGGCATTGTAATTAATAGGGTCATCGGCTTCGCCCATAACAGGAGCCATCCCTCCGGCTGTGGTTGTTTCTATGTATCCACATTCAGCAAGTCCGTGTTCGGGACAGTATTCACCTTCCATGGTGTGATTGCAACTGCCTTCTTCAACAAAATGAGCTATGTTGTCTGCTTCGTCAATCTTAAGGTCTTGTGCTAAACGATGGCTTACCCAGTTAAATGGATCCCCAGTGCGTGCTTTGGCCACACCGTATGGCATTACACCATGCTGACTATAGTAGTCAAACAATGCATCATACAAATCGCTGTCTAATTCTTCACCGTTTCGGAAATTTTGAACTTCGTGCTTAAATCTATCCAACAAGTGATCCCAAGTATTTCCCGATTCATCTATCATTATACTTTCTGTTACAGACCCAGTTTCAGGTGTAGAAGGCTCTTCTGGTGTTTCTGGATTAACCATGTACACGCCTAACTCTTCCAGTCTACGTTGTACATCGGTGTCTTCCCAGATATTAGCATCAGGATTTTGTTTGGCCATTTCGGTAATGATATCGAACAACTGATCATCGCCTACTAGGTCGTAGAGTTCTTCGGTGGCATAACTACCGTTGGGCCCGGCTGCTAGCGGCTTGCTCATTAGTTCGCGTAACTGAGCCTGTTGTTCGGGAGTTTCTGGCAATGCCCAAGTACCTTCGGATAATTGCTCGATCCAACTTTCAAATATTTGTGCTTCTTTCATGTCATTTCCTTGTTGTTGAAGGCGAGCCAATATAGGCAATGCCTGTTCTATCCTTGTGTCCAAGGTTTGTTCAATAAACAGAGTCTTGATATCTTCCACTAGGCCTTCCTGCGGAGCAACGTCTACTGGGCTCCAAGACTCAAAGTATTTTGTATAGCCGCGACCAGTGCTCAAATGCTGGATGGTTTCACGCACTTGTTGATAATATTGTGCTGCTTGCTCGGCTAGTTGTTTTGTAGAACCTTCTAAGATTCTATGCTGGCTGGCACGATTGAAACGAGCCAAAGTGGCTGCTTCTGTGACCAATTGTGCAATGTGATTGCCGCGCACATCATAAGGCTTACCGCCCTGACGTACATGCTCTAACATGGCACGGCCGCCACTGAGATTCTTAAATGGCAGTTTAAAACGTTCGCTGTCGGCTGTTTCAATAAACAGACTTTCTACATAACGATAGCGTTTGTCATTTTCACCTAGCACACGATTGTGCTTGATTACCAGTCGTGCTTCAGTTTGCTCGCCCATGTAACTGACTTTGCGAGTACCGTAATAACCTTCAAACAAACCTTCCTTAATGGCAGCAATGCCGGCCATGGTATACTTGAGTTTGCTGATATCGCTGGGTGTCCAATCATGCCGATGTTGAGTAGCGAAATCGCTGAGTTCTTCCAAAAACTTGAACCATTCTGATTTGTCTGGTTCTTCCATACTGCGACCCAGGTTGTCCCCGTAGAAGAATTTAACATCGCCGGGATCGGCAATTACGATCACGCCAGTGCCGTAATTTTTGCCCGAAGTGCTGACATAATCAAAACTGAAAACTTTTGCATCTTCTGCGTCGGAAGGATTGCCTTTGGCGTCCAAAGGCTCAGGATCAAAGTTTTTTGTTACCAAAAAATCATACAGATCTTGTGAAATTGTTTCTGTAGTTGCCATAGCATTATTTAGCGCATTACACTGATGAAAGGCATGGGATCAATTATGTTGTCTGTATGATCGCGCAAATGCCCGTCTAGTTCAGTGTGGTAGCTCTGTAGCAAAATCATCATGCGCACACTTAACAAAGTCGCCATTACAAGATCGTCAGTTTCCCCAAGTTTTGCTTCGTAGCTACTGCCTATTGCTACAAAGTTCTTTAGTTCGCTGATCAAAGAACGTGAATGCAACTTCATACGCCCACTTTCAACCAGTATTTTAAACTTAGCGCAGGCAGTTAGTTTGCTTTTGTTTGTGGTCGTAAACCCTTTGCGAAACCTGCGTCCCACTGAATTAACTATGGAATTGTCGCTTAAGAAATACCCTCGAATATTTTCTTCTCCGTATTCGTTGATACTAATCAGAGCCGCCTCGCCTAGGGTGTTGTTTTCAATGCTGTAGTATATAGTTTTGTCGTTTTTAGTAATGTCATGTATCTCTTTTACAATATCTGCCATGAGCTTGACCTGTGTGGGGATGTCTGTTTTGTTGTGTTTCCACTCGGCCACTTGTTCTGTGGTATCGGCTTCAAAAACTTGTATGGCTGCAGGATCACCGCCAGTACCCAAACTAGGATCAAGGCTCACAACATATATTCCATCTTTGCGTATGGGCCTATACCAACGTATCTGTCCAGTTTTGCGAATAGGATCTGAGCCTTCAAGTTCTAGTAATTTAATCGGACTTATCAAAGTTTCGTCATTGATAACAAACTCACAGTCCATTTCTCGTCGAAAACGTTCTTCACCTAACTGTGCTCGTTGTTCTTCTGCCCACGTATCATCACGATCAGGATGCTCTCGCCAATATGCTCTGTATGCTTTGAATCCGTTGATACCAACTCCGCCTGGACGAGGATTGCCGTATTCATCTTCTGTTTTGTTAGCACCTTTCCAAATCAACGCAAACTGATCTTCGTCGGAGTTTGGGGTACTAGTGATAATGGCCTTACCACCGGTACTCAGCGTAGGAGTAATAGAAGTCCAAAACTCTGACGCAATAGTGGGTCTTACGAACGCAAACTCGTCCAAGTATAGGAGCGTGATAGACATACCACGACCAGTGTTTTCAGTTGTGGTTTGACTTACAATACGACTACCGTTTTCAAACTCTATTGAGCCTTTGTTGTAACTAGTAGCACCTGCTCGTATGTGGTTGGGACACAGTTCGTATGCATAACGAATACGTTGCATGATTTCCTGTGCACCAAGATACTTGTGTGCCGCAATAAGAATAGTAGAGTCTGGTATAAACATAGCATACCATAACAAATATCCAGCAGCCGACGTCGATTTACCTGTTTGTCGAGGCATCAACGATATTGAAAAACGATTTGTGTGATAGTTCTCAATCAATCTTCGCTGGTATTCAAACGGGTGGTATAGCATTTTGCCGCGTGTGGGGTGCTGTATGTAGAAGAAGTTGTCCATGAAGTACATGGGCCCGTCCACAGGATCAGCACATCGAGCAAAATCTTCTAACTCTTGCTCAGTGTAGGTTTGTTTTCTGTGCGGTGCTTTGACCAGCACTGTCTCTAAATGACTTTTTACTTGCATAAGAACGCTAGTTCAGGCCACAGTTGTTCAAATTGGCCTGCCTTGTTTGTGTGATATTTACTTTCGATATTTGAAATGTGTTGTCGGAATTGTGCTTCAATGCCTACGCTGGGCTTTTGTATTTCTTTAAATCGCTGACGTGATGTTGCAAACAAATTCTGTTCATGGTTACTAATGAGTCCCATTGCAACCAAGCGATCAATTTCAGCCATTGCCAATTGGGCAACTTTAGGCCCGTGTAAGAAAGGATCAAGACAATCCGGGTCAAACAATTTTTGCCATAGTATACTGGTTTCAGTTTCTTTCGCAAACTGGTAAAGCTCACAAAGCCTAGTTGCCGAGTAGATGTTATAAACCGCATGAATGCCGCCCCAATGCCCTTGATTCTTCTTAAGGTCATTTATAATCTCCAAGTTATGTTTTAGCAATTGCCAGTCTCCGCCATAGCGCACATATTCGTATCGTTGTGCTATGTTTTCAAAACTCATTGACCAACCAACTCGACGACGTTGAGCAATCTTACGAAATACTTTGTTGTTTTCAAAATCCACTGCCATGTTGGTAATCAATGTAACAATAGCGTTTTCAGGGATGACATCCAACAATCTTTCGTTTTCAGGAAGCAGCAATGGTTCACCGCCTACCAGCGCAACTTCCTGTATGTGTTCACGGTGTTGCTCCACAAAGTCACATACAGCATCATAGTAAGGTCTGGTACCAGATTTGAAGGGTATGCTTTTGAGTGCTGACCATTTTGAACTGGCCCATTCGCTACAATAGTTGCAACTCAAATTGCACGTGGTATTCCAACGTACATCCATGATCACCGGATAGTGATAACGATCCCCAGCAGTGGTGTAATCAAACTGTGGGTTTTGGTTGTTGTGCCAGGACCGTTCACTTGACCCGCCCATGGCTTCAGCACTTTGACAGTTAGAACAATAAGGATGTTTTTGACCGCGAGCAACTGTTTGTCTTATTTCTTGCAACTTAGGGCTATTGAGCACATCTTCAATCTTTGCTGAATTAAGATTTCCCAGCATATTAGGATTGCCTGCACAGCAGGTTTTTACATCGCCACGGGGATTGATATGCAGGCCGCGCCAGGGAGCAGCACAATAAAAGTTATCCATGGAATATTTAAGTCTTATCGAGTTTGGGTCAACGCAAACCAAGCCGGTGTTCCAGGACGTATGCCTTGCTGTTGTGCGCGATTTCGCAGTTCAAAATGTTGCTCGGCAGCAGGTTTTAATGTGCCTAAAATACCTTGACCGTACACAGCATGTATGGGATCAGATGGATCTAAGTAACAATCTTCAGCAGGATCAGTGTAACTGAGATTGGCACTGGTGAACTTTATTTCTTTGGTCATTGTCCAAAATTAAAACGCATGCCTGTGGCCTGTTCCACTGTGGCTAGTGGCACTTGATATTTGGGCAAGTCTGCCACCGGCAAGGCCGAGTTAGGCATGAGCCAAGCCATGAGTTGACGGCTGTTCTTTTCATAGATGATTTTGTATATGTGTGTGGGTATACCCAAACCGTTGCCCACAGTTTGATAACCAGCAGCAAAAATGCCGCCTGACACAATATAAAAATCACCCCCTTTCATTGCCCAATCGCGTTCCCAAGTTTCAAGTTGTTTCCAAATACCGCGATTGTTATTAGCAACTTGGGCGATCATGTTTGACAGATAAAAACTATCTGACATGGTCTGGTCGTTTTGTGTATTGTTGGCCGCAGGGCTTAGGTGCCCACGGTCGTGTGTGCGTCCTACCACAGCATAGTCTTGTAAGGTGGCACGACATTGTTCATGTACTTCGGGATCTGGTCTAAAGTTGTCTCTACGCTTTGATTGGCCAGTCATTGATTGCACAGTCAAATGTTCGAACACTGCCACAGGTGCTTTTACACTACAACGATGTATCACAGCATAGTTGGCCTTACAAATCTCCTGATCGCCAGGTTGTGCTTGATAAGCAGGGCCTGTACCGTAAGGAGTAAACTGTGGACAGCGTTGTGCGATCTGTGCCAGTGCCGCCAGCGGCAAAAACAACAATACTACCAATAACTTTTTCATCATGTTATCTCCTGCCATTCAATGCTGGCATATACGTCTTGGTTGGTGCCTGTGGTGGCCATGGTAATCACATACTCATAGGGCGTGCCAGTAAATGGTTCTCGCTCTAACTGATATTCAAATCCAAATGCTTCTTGAGTAGGAGCACCAGCAGTTTGATTGCTTGAGTTAATAAATGATTGCTCTGCAATATCACCTGACACAAGAGTCGTAGGGGCAAGATTATATTGAACTGAACTGTCTGCAGCCGAGTCTACCCAAGAACCGCCTGATGTAATGGCTTTCTTGTAAACGCGAAATTGAAACACACTTTGTGCTGTTGGCACTAGGCTGTAGTTTATGGGTATGACCACAGCATTGAGATTGGTGCTTTTTAATCTTATGGCTATGACTGGTTTAAAACTTTGGTCGTTGGGCAATCGCACTGGTGTGCCTATGGCGTGACTGGCAGCGCGAGGGTTGCCAGAGCCTGCCAGTTGAAATCCACCCTCAGAAATCACACTACTACAAATCTGTGTCATCATGCTGACACTGGCTACAGTTCCTGTATTAGTTATTTCATAGCGTATGGGCAAACTGGCTGTGGTCATGTAGACCTTGGTATTGCCTGATTGGTTAGCATGATTGAAAGAATGGCAAATAATATAAGCGCCATTGATTACAAATCCAACACGAACCGTTCCTACACCTAGCCACTCTACATCAGCAAACATAATCTGTGTGCGTTGTGGGTATAGTGTGATGCCAGATGGATTAGTCGCGCCGCCTGCGCCAGTGAGTTGGTCACCATTCCAAGCGTCTTGGCGCACACGTTCCTCTAAACCAGTGGATCCCGAACGTATCACAAAGTAGTTGTAGGTCCCGTCGTTTTCAAAGAACACGCCATCGTTGGCATCAAACAAACCCACACGTTGACGTAGATTGGTTTTGGGTGTGTTCATGCAGAATGTATTCAGTGTAAGTTGACTCTTGCCTGGCTGATAAGGAAATGGCTTTAGCGTTTCTCTTAATACTGAATCACCAGATGCTGTGCCCACATTGAGTTGATACGAACTTTGATTTTGCACATATACCACATTGCCGGTACCTGTAACATTGCTGGCAAATTGACCATGATCGAAATAGCGAGCTTGTGTATCAAACAGTGTGTAAGGATTTGATACACGCAGTCGACCAAATGCGTCTGATGTTGCTCCGCTGAATCCCGAAATAACAACATTGGCATCACCGTTTAGTGTGGCGGTAACATTGCCCGATACTACCCAAGGGCTTGTTCCTTGTGTGACGTTGACATTGCCAACAATACCAACATTGCCTGTTATGGGATTCACAGTAACATTGCCTGTGATGCCTGCTATGTTGCCTGTGATGCCTGTGATATTTCCTACCACGGTAACTGGTAAGGTATTGCCAGTTAAGTCAACGTTGCCCAAACTACCAATGGCCACGTTGCCTATTGATATATTGCCAATAACAGCGGCATTGGTTCTAACAAATACATTGCCTGTGGCTTGATCGAGCTCAAGGGCCTGGGTGATATTCCGTAAATACCACGGTGCTACTTCTGTTGGTTGGGGGTAGGCCATTATCTATATCCTTTGAAGCCTTTGACCGGACTTTGCGTAACTACGAACTCGGGTTCTTGACTTTTGGGTGTTGAAACAATTTGTTTGCCGCCCGGAGTGTCTGTCATTGCCAATGCTGTGTCTATCAGTTGTTCGATACCTGCATTCATTCCTGCCACCACAGCGTGTTCTCCAAATGCAGTTTCGGCTGACCACTCAGGTATATATGGATTGACATTGTCTTTTTGTGCATTGCTCCTAGCACGGGCCAAAGCAACCCCCATTCTATAAGTTTTATATGGGTCAGCCGAGCTTAATCCTGGTAGCGTAAACGTATAACGCATGGGCTCTTTAGTTTCAGGGGGCAATTCTCGTTGTTCTCTAATAAATTCTCGTGCTCTCATTTGAACCCCCGGAATCCCCGAACAGGACTTGACTTGTTTACGTACTCTGCTTCGGTACTGCGATTGTCTGTTATCTTTTTAACTAGGCCGGCTCCGACATTTTTTGCCGCAGCATTGATAATATCCAAATCAACATCTGTGTAAGTAGCCAATAGTGGATCTCCTGCAAACGCACCCGCAGGTTCTGTGGGATAGTCCGGAGCACCTGCCATAGCAATACCAAAACGCCACTGTGTGTAAGGACTACCGCCTTGCTTGGTCTGCGAAATATCAGGCATAGAAATGGCACCTTTGAGAGCAGATCGATGCGACTTAGGCAGTTTAGATGCCATAGCAGGTACATCTTTTGCTGCACCAAATCTTGCTTCACTGACAAATTCTTTTGCTCTCATTCTACGTCTTTCAGTTTCAACCCATCAAAAGGTTGATTATTTCTATCTCTGTTCCACAATTCTCTATTGCTCAACAGTTCTATCCAGACTTTGCGTTCGGGTTTGTTTAATTTCCAAAAATCAAATTGTAAATTACTGCTAACTGGTCTACAATATAAAGTGCGCTCACTGGGCACACATAACTGTTGACTGGTAGTACGCATCTTTTTGCTGTCAGTACTGGTTCTCATAATATTTAGTTGAGGATCGTTGATGTTGACTTGGCACATACCGTCCACAAGATCCTGCGGTTTTTTGGCTTGTTTAACCACTGCTTGTGCCTGCACTAGCCGTGCTTCACTGCTGATGCGATCTTTGGTTTCATTGTCGTTGTTGGGATTGCGTTGAAATCCTGACCATTCCAACCACTGACCGTGATTGGTTCTGGCCAGTGTGTGATCTTGGGGTATCTTGCGTAGACTGTATCTGTAAGGCTTGGTACCGTCTTGATCACTGGCTTCAATCAAATACAGATCGTTTTGATCAAAAACCATGGTGCAACCCACAAGATTTTTACTGATCAAGTGCTTGGCGGCCGACAACGGATCTTTGTGTAACAATGCTTCAGCAATGTACTTGCCGTCTGGACTTGAATCTACTGTTCCTGCTTCAACTTCTTTTTCATCATCCAGTACGTCAAGGCTGGTGTTTAATATGCTGACACCGTGACTGTTGAGTCCTTCGCGGTAACCTGTGACTTGATCGTGCATCATGCAACGCTCAGTACCCTTAACATCATCAATGATAAAGTCCAATGTGGGCACGTAGGTTCTGTCGCGATTTTTAGCGCCGGCCCAGCCAATGCCAGGAAAATATTTGGCTACTATGATGCACACGGCTTATCTCTTAAAGCCTTGGAACCCTTTGACAGGGCTGGAGCGATTTACATAGTCTGGTTCAAGACTGCCTGGCTCAACATGATCACTGGGCTTCATGCCTAGTTTTTTCATAATTGCATACAATTTTTTACGATCATGTTCGGTGTATGCTGAGAACACTGGTAAATTACCAAAGAAACTGATGTCATCTACGTGTTCTAGTCTGTCTAGATCCATGCCAGCCAGTGATGACACACGGTAAAAGTCATAGTACCTGCCCCAGTAAGTGTCCCCATTGGCTTGAGGTCCTACTAGTCCTGGATGTGCCATGTCGAATTCGTGATTGGCGTCTGCACGCCGACCGGGTCTACTACCCTCGGTGACAAATTCGCGAGCTCGCATTTTAGTCTCCTACGCCAACAACGCCATAGGTGGCAGAGGTCGCTGTTCCAATTTCTTGGGCAGTAAAATTAGATCCTGTGATTGTTAATTTATTACCAGAGCCAACATAAACTTCTTTTACTGCATTTGCAGGAATAGCAACTGCATTGCTATAGATATTACCAGCAGCGGCTTGTGCAGTAATTGGCTGTCCGTTTGCATTGATTGCTACCAGAGCCATTTCGTATACATTATAGGTCACAGCAGTGTTACCAGTGCTAATACTGGCACGATCAGTGTACCAAGTGGCATTGGCAACAGAAGTATATACGTTGGCTGAACTCATTATTTGTTATCCTTGTTTGGGTGGCCAGTGTAAGGCTTGTATAAAGAATTAGTTTGACTAATTACGCCAGGAATTTCAACTGGTTGTTGTTTATATCCACCTGTAGCAGGCGAATGTGGATTCTGCACCGGAGGAGTGGTGAGAGGAGTATTTGGGTTATATGGTTGATAGCTCATAGTGGTTCCTTACCAAGCGCGGCAGCTCCAATAACGTGCTTTCCAACGTGGACCTGGATTGTCGCAGTTGTGTCTAGCACGGAAGTTTTTGCGGCGGCCAGGAATATTCTTTTTAATCTTCATGCCTTTTTGACCAAAGTTAACTTTGACCACATTGCCCTTGGGCCCACGCACATAAACCTTAGATTTTTTAACATCACCTTTCATGGGCTTGCCCAGCGGAACTTCACGTCCTTGATACTTGGCTTCATCCATGTGTTCTTCGTCTTGATTTGATTCAAGATAATCAGCCGCTGTGTCAACATAGTCTGCGGCTTTGGTTACCTTAGACTGCACCCACTCAGGTACATTGTCATTGTCACGCAACATTCCTGTGAGTCTGCGAGCAGCACGAATCACAGTTTCTAAATCATCTTTGACCGAATCGCCTTCGTAGTCATATTCACCAGCATCTTGTGAAGCCACATCATCAAAGTTTTCTTCAAGACTCAATGGACTGAGTTCTTCTTCGCTGAGATATCCATAGGCCTCCAAAGCACGCATAATCTTGTCGTCGGCGTGAAGCACAATACCGTCTTCAGTTTGGTCGCACACATAGGTTTCTAACAAACATTCTTCTCTGCAACTGATTGCAAAGTTATCACCCACTTGAGGTGTATCAAATATTTGTTCGGCTTCTGTAATGTATTCACGCAGACTTTTCATGATTAACCCTTGTATTCTGTCCAGAGATGTTTCATATCAAGGATGCTTTCCTTGACTTTTTCCATATCGCCATCGCCGTCTAGGTCGGCTTCTTTCTTGCCAGCAGCACGAGCTTTGGCTAGATTGCCAGTGAACTTGTTGCCTTCTTCCATGTCATCTTCATCGACTTTTTTAGTTTCGGCAATACCGGCCATTTCACGCAGTCTACGCAACTCATCTTCGTCTTGTGTGTGAACAGCAGCCACTGGCACAGTGGTTTGGCCATCGCCAGCAACGTCAGTTTTAGGCTTGTTCAATCCGCCTGAATACTGTAGTGCATCATCGCTGTATTCAGTGTTGGTTGGCCAATCTGGCTTGTTCTCGTCTACATGTTCGGCATCTGAACCACATGAGCAAGGAGAATCGCCGCAGCCGCAATCTCCGTGACTGCCGCCACCTAAGCCGGCTGACTTGAGAATCTGAGCCAAGTATGCTGCATCTTCGTCTGTGGCTGTGACTGTCAAACTTTTGGTAGGACCATTGGCACCATCGGAATTGCTGTTCATAGAAATGTTCATAGATTCAGCAATCATTTCTTCTAGTTCGCGATTGATCGAATCGTAAATGCCTTTGCCAAATGAGAATCCGCTGCTTGCTGTGGGTGTATCTACACCACCGGCTTCTTCAGTTTTCTTCTTTTTCTTTTCAGGCAGACCTTTGTGTTTGGTAGCAGCAAAATCTTCTGCGTCAGATTTCTTCATAGACTTGGCAACTTTAGCAACTTCTTTTGAAGGGGCTTTTTCGCCTTTTTGTGTAGCATGGACCATGCCCATGAACTTTTGTTGTGCTTTGCTCACTGCTTTTTCTTCCACAGGCTCTTTGGCATCAGCCTTGGTCACTTTGTAACCAGCCTTCTTAAGCAGAGTCATAGCAGCCTTGACGTCATCGCCTTTGCTTTCTGGCATAGGCGGAGGTGTCATTGTACCTGTGTTAGTACTGAAAGTACCACTAGGAGTGGTAATGTCAAAACCTTCTTTCTTCATGAGTTTTGACTTGCCGCTGGGACCTTTGGCACCCATGGCTTTGCCTGTGCCTTTTGGACGTCCACGACGCTTTTCACCTTTGGGTGCATCGTCATCTCCTGAATCAGTTTCGCCTGTCTTAGGATCGTACTTGCGAGTGTGCTTGATGCCTGTGGCTGTTTTTTCAATTTCGCCTTTGTGGCCTTGAACTTTTTCGCCAGTCTTCATGCCAGAACGACGACGCTCAACGTCTTTGAGCATGTCATCCCAGCCTTCGTCTACTTCGTGTTTAGCACGAATCTTGGCCATGGTTTCTTTGCTAGCACCGTCACGACCGGCTTTTTGTAATGCCTTCATGCCGTCAGCACCATATTTCTTCTTGCCAAGGTAGGCCTGCAATGCTGATTCGTCCATATCGGCTTCAGCAACACTTTCTTTGGCACGCAATTTTGCTAACACAGCACCAGCAACTCGCTCGCCGGCTTCTTTGCTGCCATATTTTTTACCGGCCTTGTCAGCAATTTGAGAAAACTCTTTGCCTGGCTTTCCGATGTCTTTGCCGGCACGAGCCTTCTTGGCTGAGTAGTCACCGGTTGATCCTTCCATGGGACCAAAATCGCCTTCGGAAGTTTGTTTTTTACTTTTACGCAACATAGCAAAGTCTTGAGCATCAAGTTTGCCATTGGCATTCTTGTCTAATTTTTTCTGGCCGCCAACTAACTCTTCTTTGGTTGGTGTTGGGGCCGGTGCAAGTGATTTTGGGGCCGGTGCAAGTGATTTTGGCTCTGGTGTTACCTTGATTGCACTACCTGGTGCAGGAGGAGTATAAGTTGATTTAATACTGCCGCCGTCAGGATTCTGAGGCACAGGAACATTTGGTTGACCAGGCTTGGGAGGATCAGCAGTCCATACACCACCCTGGATAGATCCTTCACGCATTCTGCGCTCATTGAGTTGTTCTGTGGGCTTGCCAATGCTGGCTAATTTTTTGTTTAAGTCGTAGAAAAATGTCATTTCAAATTATCCTCGGGGTTGTGCGCCAGTGGCTGGTCTTGGGGGACGCTTGATGTTTGTCATTGGGCTCTTGGTGCCTTGTGGCAAATCATTGGTTGTTTTTGCTGGAGGTGTTTTGCCGCCGGCCACAGAGAAATCACTGCGGTAAGCATTTTTTAACACTGCATGATCATAAGGACCAGTTGCATAATCTTTGTTCAATGCTTTTTGTTTCTTGTCAGGAGCAGGATAATCAGTGTCCTTCAACAAGTCCTTGTTTTCTGCTTCAATCTTGTCGCTTTCAACATTGAGCTCTTCTTCGTAGGGTGTGGTATTCATCACAATACGATTTGGATCAAGACCAGCCAACTGTGCCAACTGTTTGATCTGTGGCTCAATAGCAGGGTACTTAAACTCAACATCAATGATGCTCATGGGTTGGTTGGGGAAAGCAGGAAAATCAGGAATTTGTTTACGAACAGGTGTGGTTTTAGGGCCGGTCATTTTGACAACGTCAAACTGCTCTAACTTGCCTTCCAACTGTTTGAAAAATCCCTCAGGCACATCACCTACTACTTTGATGCGGTAGTTGTATGTGCGTTCGCTTTCTGCTAGATATTTTGCAAATGGTTTCATGTCAATGTCCTATACGATATTTATTCTTTTTTAGAGTTTTGATCTTTGCTCTTGCCGATAATGCGCTCTAATAAGTCATTGCGACTCAACACAACACCGGTGCCTGTTTGAGTGGGAGCAGAATCTTCTTCTGTTTTGTTTTGATCCAGACGCATTTTTTTAAGTTGCAGATCTACCATTTTGAGCTTTTTGTCAAGTTTGGCAGTTTTGGCTGATATTGCATGCCCTAGCATGGTACCAGCAACACTAAAAATTTCAGCCGCAAAGCGACTGTCAACCTGCATGCCAAGGTCCATGAGATCTTTGTAACTAGCAGCGGCTAGATTTGCAAGATCGTCCATTTCTGAGTCTGTGGATTCCAATCCTTTGACCCCGGGCAAGGCTGCATCAATTTTGTCAATGGCTTCATCCAAGGCATGGATAGTTTCGCGGCTAGCCGGCAACTCTGGCAAAGCAGAGTCTATTTCGGATTGACTTGGGGGTAGGTCAAAAAGTTCTTCGAGTTTGCGAGTCATGCCATATTTAGTGGCTCAGGCACGCCCGTTGTGGAACATTTGGTCCTCAGTTATAACTCTAAAAACAAGCCCGTTGCGCTGAGCCCATTTGGTGGCCGCGTCCCATTTGGCATAGTTCACTGCAACCACAGCGCGATCTCTGCTGTTACTGCGCTCATTGATCATGCTTTGCCCTTTGGGCTTGATTTCAATAAGCTCGCCCTTCATTATGTTGTTACGGGTGCGGTACGTAATAAGAAAATCAGGAACGTAGATAGTGTGCTTGCCTGTGAGTGGATGGCGGTATGGTATTTGTATTGATTCACTGGCCCACTGCAATATGTTTTCGTTGGTATCGCAGAAGCGCATGAAACTGTGTTCCCATCCTGATCTATACCTTGGTGTACGATTTCCAATGTATTTTTCAGGATTTTGAACTTGATATGTGCCTTGTGCCCACTTAGCCATTATTTTACCACGCATCTAGCAACATAGAAATTCTGTGCTGCCGGCGTTCCAATACCTACCAAAGTAGCATTGCTTCGTAGATTATTGAGATAATAGGACATGCTAACATTGAGCTCCATGCCACTTTGTCCTTGTATGCTTTGAAGCAATTCCATGATTGGTATACCAGTTTGATCTGCAACTCTAAACAAACTGGTTGTGAAATTGTCTGCGGCTTCTCGAGTGGTCATTACACTGCGAAAGTAACTGTTGACCAGGTCGTACTGATCTGCTGGAACATTCGACTCGTATCTATAGAAACTGTCAAACACTCTCACAGTTGGATCAATGTTTCGATTGGTATAATTTACTGTAGGCATAGATTAGTAAGAAATGTATCCGCCAGGTGGCACGTCTTGGTTCATGGCTTCATTTTGACGTTGCCAAACTCGTTCAGCATTTTGTCTTGGGAAAAACACACCATCGGCAGTACCGGCCACTGCTTTGACAGCACCAGGTAAACTTCCAACCAATATGTTTTTACCCAGAGCAGTTGCTTCGCTCTTGAGAATACTGGCCAAGTTTTTACCTTTGAAAGTATTGTATGCTGTGCCGGCTTTTTGTATTGCACCAATTACTCCCAACACAGATCCTGATTCAAGATCTTCCATGATGCCTTCAGCAGTATCCAACAACCCACCTTGACCAAATATAGTAGCAGTGCTGCCTGGTCTTGCCAGCGGGCTCTTTTTAGTATCATAGTGTGCAGGATCAGCAAATCCTTGTACATTAACGTCTGGTTTGGCACCACTCAATGCGCCACTGAAATACTTCACTGTTTCGTAGCGTATCTGCATAGAGTTAGTCATTGTGCCGCCGCCTTGAGTATAATCATAGACGTCATGACTCCAGTTGGTAATGATTGGGTTTACCAACACATACTGAGCAAACTTGTGTTGATCCATGCCAGTGATTCTAATGTCTCTAAAAAACGGAGGCTTACCTGACGCATCTTGTGTGCCATCGTTGTAGGCTTCTCCTACATATCCCCAGTCATTGACATTGCCAACTCTCTGAGCTTCGTAAATGTCACGGTTGTTATAACTAAATCCGTTTTGATAGTTGGCTAGTTTGCCAATGGTTCCATTGGTATTTTCTGACCCTGATAGATATTTCTGACTCG